AAGGCGAATATCCAAATGGCACTTGGCGTCTAAAATTTTAATATAATTAATAGTATGAACAATATTATTTGCAGCGGAGCTCTATTTTATACTCTTGATACAAGCAGATTCCTCTTTTTGCACAGGACGCAAGGTAAGCAAAACAATCTTTGGGGTTTAGTAGGTGGTACAAATGAAGGAACAGAAACTCCTTGGGAAAGTTTAAAAAGAGAAATAACAGAAGAGATAGGTGATACACCTATCAAAAAAATTATACCGCTAGAAACATTTATATCAAATGATTCAAAATTTCATTTTCATACTTATTTGTGTGTAGTGGAGAAAGAATTTTTACCAATGCTTAACAAAGAACATGACGGTTATGCTTGGGTGACATTTGGTAAATGGCCTAAGCCATTACACCACGGTTTAAGAAATACTTTAACTAATAAAGTTAATCAAACTAAATTAGAAACTGTTTTTAAATTAATAGATCTTATATCATAGATGCAAAAGCAATATTTAGAAAATTTCGGATTTTATAGAGAAAAATTACCTTCTCAATTATATAAAAATCTGTTAGAAGAATGTAATACTTGTTCAAATCGAGTTCCAATCAATTCTGGATTAACTGAACAAGGTGTAGCTACACACTATAGACTTCAAGATTGTGCTAAAGAATTAAACCAATATATTGCAGATGTAGTTATGAGATATGAGGAAGATTTTCCTGGCCTTGGCCGTATAGGTGTATTAACAAAAAATGTTCCGTATAAAATAGACAAACAATGGATTAATCATCAAAAACAAAATGAATTTATACCTAATCATACGCATGAAGGAATTTATAGTTACAGCATTTGGATTAAAATGCCTGATATTCCTGACAGCAAATATGCTGGAAATTTTCAATTTACATATACCAATATTATTGGAAACCAATGCACAAAAATAATAAATTTAAATAAAGAAAATGAAGGAGAGATTTTATTTTTTCCTTCTAAATTAACGCACTGTGTATATCCTTTTAGCGGAAGTGATAACATACGCATGTCTATAAGCGGAAATGTTCTTTTAGATGTAGGATAAGATATGCAAGATAAAAATAATATACAACAAACCGAATTTGGTTATGAAATAATATGGATCTCAGAAGAATCATATGGTGGCAAAATTTTAGTTTTTGAAAAACCAAGTAAAACAGATTTTTGGTTTAACAAAAAAACAGAAAAATCTTGGTTTGTAAATAATGGACACTTTGTATTTCGTTGGATTGATACATCTAACGGACAAATATTTCAACAAGAAGCAAAAGAAGGATTTGTTTTTACAGCTAAACCGTTTGTGCCTTGTGCAATTGAATGTGTTGGTCCAGGTAGTTTATCTGAAGTTAATAATGGTTTACACGAAAATGATAAACACATAGTAGTCCAAAAAGGAAGTTACTAATGATATTATCTCACTCCCCAAAATATCAAAAAGATCTAAAAAAATTTAATCAGGCACTTGAAAAAATAACAGATCCTAAGAAAAAAATCTATTACAAAAAATTAATAGACGAATTACAATTCCAAGTAAAAATTATTGATGAAAATCATAGTTCAAATAATGCTGGAAAAATACAGCCTAATATTTTACAAGAAAATTTAAAGGATCTAGCAACCATAAGATATCAATTACACAATCTGGTTAAAGATGCTAGTAAACTTTAAATATTAGACATTCTTTTTATAATTATTGCTCCAAACATAGCAGCGTGTGATTGACATTGATATGTGTACTGCGTATTATTAGTAATATTTTCAGGTATTCTCCAGTATAGTGTTCCTGTTGATTTGCCTTGTGCAGCACTGTCTCTGCTTATAGTTCCATCGGATGCAACATGAACTAGATTGGTTGTAAGAGCAGTAAGAGTATTATCCTGTAATTCGAAAGGATGTCCAGATATATTATCTAAATCAAATGCTACAGTAGTACCTGATAAAACATAGATGTTCGGATTATTACCAGTGTAATGACTGTTAAATGTATAAGCAGATGTGCTAATATTATCAACTCTATAAGTTGCAGCACAGTGTTCATAAATGTCATGTATTTCAAGTTGTGCTGTTTGAACATCAGTTAAATCGTGAAATGCTGATGCTCCACCAGAAGCTGTACTACTAAATGTAATTGTGTCACTTCCTGCATTAGTTGTGATTGTCATTCCTGACCCTGCAACCAAAGTAAGAGTATCTTCTGCAAGATCGGCTTCTACGGTTGTTTGGCCTCCAACTGCAATATATTTAAAAGCATTTTGGTTAGGTTCACCACCTCCGCCCGATACAGTTGCAGTTAATGTAATTTGATTTGATCCTGCATCAGTTGTTATTGTAGTATTTGCACCTGCAACTAAATTTAAACTATCAGATGCTGTTCCAGCAATAACATTGTCTTGTCCTGCTACTGTGATTACACCAAATGAATTAGGTACAACAACTGCTCCTGATCCGCCTATAATAGACCACACAGTACCGTTCCATTGCCAGGTAGTTGTTCCACTTGTAAATGTATCACCATTATTAGGATCTGCTGGAAAATTTATTGCTGCCATTTTTTACCTCTCGCTGTATTTATTAATCTGGTACATATCCTGATGGGCCTGCAACTGTTGGATCACCTACGTCTCCGTCTTGGAATATGTTTCTAATTGTTGCCAATGATGGTTTACTGATTACCGGAGCAATGTATGTGTTATGGAAAGCATAACCTAATGGGTTATTTGTTTGAATACCTGCTTGGGTACGCATATCGTCTGTCCATTCAGGCGCAAGACTTCCACCGTCCCATAATTCTGTGTATTCAAACATACTAAAGTTTAGTAAGTACAAGTATTCTTTTGCGGCTACTTCAAATGCATCTGCATCTGTTTTCCAAGCATTTGATGGACTTTGATAACCTGATGGATCCCACTTGCCGGCATCGTATGCTTCTTCCATTGCCGCATACAAATCACCTGTCTGCCAGTCAGCGGCTAAGAACTGATATAGTTTTATATCGTCTGCAGGTAACCCGTGCATGTGTAGTGTGTGGAATACGTGTTCAATAACTTCTTGTGCGTCTATATCGCCGTCGCCATAACCATCACCAGTTGAGTTCAAATACCACACCATATCGTTTTGTACAGTAGTATCAAACAAGTCTGTTAGATTCCAAAATATAATGCCAGCATCTGTTAAAAAGTTTGTGCTATAGTCTGAGCCAGCACCTCTTGCTACTCTTTGTATTGTTGGTAACCCTGCATGATATGTTCCTGCGTCACCACTAAGTGTTTTAATTAAATTTCTTTGGTATTCTTCGTTAATGCCTGCACCATTTGGATCTGTAAACAATTCAAACATACGTGCTACTTTTTCTAACCACGCATCTGGAACTGCTGTTTGTCCTCCAACTGCGCCGGCACCCATTATCCTTACACCATTTACAGTAACTTCCCGTTTAAAGAAGTCACTACCATCGCCAACAACATTAATAATTGCACCATTGTTGTATTCTGGATCTGCTTCTACTACTGGTACTGCTGGAACTTCTGCCGGAGTATAATTAGGGAAAATTCCCTGTAATTTAAGATTTGCTCCGTTCACTTCTACAGGTTGCCTGCCATATCTTGAAAATAAAATTTTATCAGATGCACCTAATAATGATGTAGTAAAATTAAGATAATCACTATCAGATGCTGTATCATACATTAATGGTTTTGCATCTGCTTCAATTTTTGCTTTTAGTTGTGCCGGCGTTGCTCCGGGTTGAGATTCTAAGTGTAATCCTGCAACGCCACATACTTGGGGTGCAGCAAAACTTGTGCCACTATTAAGTGCAATTCTATATGCGTTATCTAATGGATATACAGCATCATTTTTGTCATTAATCGTGCTAGTTGCAGAAACAATATCAGTTCCAGGCGCCCAGATTTTTACTCTCGGACCTCTTGAGCTAGTAGCTGCTGCCCTGTCTTTTGCGATGCCGTTATCGTCAAAAGTTGTTGTGTTTATGTTACCTACTATAAACGCATTATCTGAATGAGGTGAACTTCCTCTATGATAAAAAAGCGTAGTTGCTCCATATGTTACAGAATTATCATAATCTACACCACCCGATACATCTCCTTTATAATAATCATTGCCTGCAGCAATAAAAACATGCACACCGCTTGCGATTAAATCTTCTACATCGGCATCTACAGAAGCTACCCTAACAGGTATACGCCTTGAAAATCCTAATGGTAAAACAATACCGGTTCCTGTCCACAATGCAGTATTGTCATTATAATCTACCCCCCATACCCAAGGTGTTCCTCTATAATTTCCACTTGTCGGATCCCCAGCCACCGTTGACAAATAACCCCAACTCATGTTGACTATGGTAGGTCTTTTGTATCCTGTTGCAGGATCAACTGGTTTTGATTCATGCCATAATCTTATAGTGTCAAAACAGTCTGATATAGGTATACCGGTGCCTGCATCTCCACTACCTTCTAAACCTGCCAGTTTCATTGAATAAATTTTTGCTTCTTTTGCAAATCCGTATGTTTTGCCAGCAACAATACTAGCACACATAGTTCCGTGACCATCATAATCTCTATGGTAGCTTGCACTTTGAGAACCAGGCAAGCCCGAAGCTTCATACCAATCGATGTATTGATATCTATTATTTCCTGCATGATCTTCCCAATCTGGATGCGTAGGTTCAATACCACTATCTTGAACAACTAGATCAACTCCTCTACCCTGCAAAGCGTAATCATAATTATTAGATGTGGTTGCAGAATCTTGATATAAATTTGTTTCCATAATAGATCTTTTTAATCCCCAATTAACATATGCAACATTATCTAATGAAGTTGGTTTTGTAAAATTAGCAAACTGAGTACTTCTTAATCCTATTTGTATATCGGTACGCTGATCGGGCGGTATTTCTACCGCAAGTATTCTATCGTCTGATTCCAATGCTGTTGCTTCAGCATCTGTTAACATAAAATGTGTCTGTCTATTCGATCCTAATCTTGGATTTGCAATCTCTACACTTCGATTAGGTATAGGTCCTGCACCTGTTGATGCAGTAAGTTCTGTTTCAATTTCTTCTAAATTAATACCGCTTTTAACGATTACAGTATATTCTTTTTCGCTCATAGCATACCTTATACAATCGGACTTGTGTCTACAATTTTCCAAGCGCCATTTACATACATTTCTGGTCTATTGTTTGTTGTATTATAAATCATATCGCCGTTGGCTGGAACTAATGCATCTCGTTGTGTATTAGTTAAACTTGGTAATCTAAATGGGCCTCCGGAGACAATGGTACCATCTTGACTAGATAAATTTATTGTTGTAGCACTGTCAATTTTAGGAGTACCTGCAGAAGTCGTTACAAAGTTGTTTGCATATGCAGTATTTCGTACACTAAGATCATTTTCTACAGTTAGATCTGACGAAGTTGTTACTGGTGGCGTAAAAGTAATACCGCTACTATCATCTGTGTCTATTACACTATTAGATAGAGTAAAATTACCAATACTATCTCCACCGGCTGCATCTTCAAATGTAAAGTTGCCTTCTCCATCTGTTGTTAATACTTGACCAATTGTGCCGTCAGTAATACCTAAATCTGTCAAGGTGTTAATGACCGGATAAACTGGCTGTACCCATTGGTTACTATCTTCATCTTCTACATACACAAAAAGTTTTGCGGTTGTACTATCAAACCAAATAGACCCATTTGTAGGACTTTCTGGTGCAATTTCTGATACACTTATGCTTGTATCGCCGGCACCTGATCCTGGAAAAGATGAAGCAATAGTATTACCCATTCCGGTATGACTAGTACACCAATAGTATAACTGAGATGGCGTGTTACTTGTTATTGTTATCTGGACACTTCTCTGTGATGCACCGGCAAAACCATTTACATATTCTGCTTTTGATACTACATCGTTGTTAAGTTTATAAATTACATTTGAAAGATAAGTTGTACCATCACCTAGTTCACCATCTTGATCATCTTGACTAAAACTTAAAGGATGAATATTTGCAGTAGTTCCTGGGGTATTAGGAAAATACTCATTTGTGTCATCATTTTGATTAAAAATATATGTATAACCAATAACTAAGTTTAACTGAGGCTTATATTCTCCATCGATAAAATATTTGTTACCTACTTCTAATCCGTCTGGATCAACACCTACTGTAACAGTGTATTCAACAACTCCTACACCACTTGATATAAGGTTAGAAGTAATGTTTGAATCAGTTAATACGGTGTATCCGCCAGCAAGTTTTCCTGAATATAATCTTAGAGTATTTGATTGTTTGTCAAAGAAAACCTCGCCACTGTTTCCGACATTTCTGTCAAGGAAATCGTCCGGGCGAGGTATAATCCTAATTCTGTCTACAATTGGTGCTTGATTTGCCATTATTCACTGTCCTTCACAATATATTTATGCTAATTGTAAAGGACTGAGTTTTACTGTTCGTATTGAGGTGGCAAACTTCGTTCACCTGCACTAGGTGCTGGTCCTATAACACTTAGATCTTCTTCATCATTATCTTCATATATAGCGCAATCTGTAATTAGGAGTAGTCCTGCAATACTTGAAGCATTTTTTAATGCTTTTTGTACAACTGTCACAGGATCAATAATACCAATATCAAACATATTTCCGTATTCTCCTGTTGCAGCATCATATCCGTACTCGATATCGCCCTTTGAAACTTCGTTAGATACAACATCCGGACTGTCACCTGCATTGAAAACAATTTGTCTTAAAGGTTCTTCCATGGCTTTTAGAACAACTTGTATACCAGCATCTTGTTCAGTATTTGCGCCTTTAAGATTTTTTAGTTTGTTCTTTGCTCTAATAAGAGCAACTCCTCCGCCAGGTACAATACCGTCTTTGAGAGCTGCTTTAGTAGCATGAAGAGCATCATCAATTCTATCTTCTTTTTCACGAAGTTCTATTTTAGTAGCACTGCCTACTCTAATAATACTTACTGCTCCAGTTAAATTTGAGATACGCTTTTGTTGTCCTTTATCAGTAAAAACATCATCTCCTCTTGGAGCATCTATATAGTATTCAATTTTATCTTTGATATATTGTGCAATTTCTTCTTTGTCTCCGTGTCCGCCTATAATTGTTACTTGGCTATCAGTTATTTCTACTCTGTTAGCTTGTCCACAATCTTCAATTTCGGCACTTTCAACTTTTCTACCAGTTTGATCAGAAATAACTTTACCACCTGTTAATACTGCAATATCCTCACAGTACTTGGTACGCATTTTTCCCTTCCAATCTGGTGGTTTTACTGCACAACAACTAATAGAACCATTTAGTGTGTTAATTACTAGTGTTGCTAACACATCAGTTTCAACTTCTTCAGCCATGATTAAAAATGGTCTTTTTGTTGCCACTAGTTTTTCTAGAATAGGCAATACATCTTGCATATTTAGAATAGGTCTGTCACAGATAAGTATCAAAGGATTTTCTAAAACACATTTTTGTTTAGGAGCATTTACAAATTGCGGTGAAAGATATCCGTGTTCATATTGAAATCCATTTACCTTTAATAGTTCATCTTCATAACTCATACCTGGTTCTACCGAAACCAGTGCTTGATGTGTTGGTTCGTCTCCTCCGAGAGATTCTGCAATTAGTTTTCCTAATTTTTCATCGTTATTTGTTGCAATAGATGCTACTGCTTCTACTGTTTTTCTATCAGCACACTCTTTGGCATCTTCTCTTAATACTTTTAGTGCTTCTTCTACTGCAATATCTATTCCTCTTTTAAGATTAATGCCACTTATTCCCGCAGTTAAAAACTTTTGTCCTTCGTTGATCATTTTTTGAGCTAATAGTGTTGCTGTTGTAGTACCATCGCCGATGTCATCAAATGTTTGGCTCGCTGCTTGTTTTATCATACGGACACCAGTGTCTTCTAATTTGTCTTTTAACCAAATTTCCTTTGCAACTGTTACACCGTCCTTGGTTACATGAGGAGGTCCAAATGTTCTTTGAATAATTACATTTCTACCTTTCGGACCTAGTGTTACTTTTACAGCATCAGCAAGTACATTTACACCGTCAATAATTTTTTTGCGACCTTCTGCACCATTAGCAACTATTCGAGGAATAATTTTACCCATTGTTTGTGTCTCCTTTAAGTTTACCTAAAACTTCATGTTCCTCTAGAATCAGATATTCTTCTGCGTTAATTTTAATTTGATGTCCTGCATACTTAGGATAAACTATTAGATCACCTTGTTCAATAACCATAGATAATTGTTTCCCGTCATCATTTATTTTTCCTGGACCTACAGCAATAACTCTACCCTTTGTAGGTCTTTCCTTGGTGTCATCAGAAAGAACTAGTCCAGACTTTGTTTTTAATTCATCTTCAATTTTTTGTACGAGAATTCTATCTCGTATTGGTTCAAATTCTTGCATATTTTAGTATCTCCCAAATAACGATATTTGCTAGATATTTATAGCACAAGATTAAATTGATTGAAAGATTTGGTTAGGATGGTTTTGTTGGCCAAACCGGATCCCATGGAAATCTAGACTGGCTAGTTAATTCGCGTAGTGCAGTTCTATATTCAGACCAAGCTGTTCTCTGAGCTGCTGTCATTGTTGCTGAAATTTCTGGCAATCCTGTATAGTCAGATTCTAACAACAATTGATTTCTTTTAGCTTTTACTGCTTCTTCTAGTTCGGTTTGTGTTTTAGGCATTGTAATATAGTGATCGCCAGTACCGTGATGCAATTCGCCATAGTCACCATTTTGCAAGGCATTGTAAAGATCACGCGATAATGCTTCGTCTGAGACTGGACTCGCATAGTACTCGCAGAAATTTTCACAATCTGTGAACTTAACTTGACACCATACTTCTTCTACACCCATCACATAACAAGCGTTTTGTACTGCTACAACATCACTTAGTGAAAAACTCTTTATAGCCATTATGACTCCTTACTATATTACAAATGTATTTATACAAATTTGTTCAAATCTTTATAACCAAGTTGCGGTCTTTTATCGTAAATCCATTCTGGATAAAACGGGCCATTTTTGTCTATATAATGGAAAAAACCTTGTACATGATAACTATTTATTCCTGCTTCAAATGGATCTCGCCAATGTTCAATATCAATACCTCTATATATCAATATGTCTCCGGGCTGTTGCTTTATCATTTCACCAGGATTATTTGAGCTCACAAAATCTCCTAAAGATCCTGTACCGTATGAGTCTTTGTCAACATACATACCCCAGTTGTAATCGTCTACTGCATTAATATAATTAAAACCGAAGCAGGCCGTTGTGCTTATTTCACAACTTTCTCTATCTTTATGTCTTTCTAACTCTTGTCCAGGTCTATAAACCCTATAGTAACTGTATGTAGGGCATAATTTTAAACCAGTATTGTTTTCCATATGAGGTAATAGAAAATAAAGCAAGGTTTCCATAAGTGTATCTGCATAAACACTGTGAGAAAAAGGTACTTGCCCGTCTGCTTCTTCTGGTTCAAAATTAATTTCTTCTTTCATTAAGCAGTATTTTGAAACAAGACTGCATATATCCTTAGGTATAACTTGTTTGCAGTCTACATACATATCATTTTTAAATAATTCTGCGTTTGTCATCTAAATGGGTATCCTAAATTCCAAGCAACTAAACTATATCGTGTACCTTCAGTTACAGGAGTTACTTGATGATAAATGTGTGAAGGAAAAACTATTACAGATCCTTGTGGTCTAATTTCTTTACAAGTATGATATCTTTTATCTGCATGAGGGCCAAAATCAAATCTAAGATTGCCACCTTTGTATTCTTCTGGCTTGTTTAGGCTAATAGTAACACTTAGTTTTCTAATCTTACCGATTAAATTTTCGTTAGTACTTGCTAGATTATCTTCAACTAAAGGATTACCAAATGTGTCTAACATCTGAGATCCATCTGCCTTTAGTTTATATTTGTCTATTTCAGGATCGAATCTTCTATAAGGTTTTGACCCCATATCAACATGCCATCCGTAAAATTGTCCAGGGCCATATTTAGTAAATTGGAATTCTTCAGTATAGTCCCAATCAAAATTCCAATTTGCATTTTTGTTTGCTTCAGCTACGAACGCCTGGACCATGTCATAAAGATAAGGATCGCTTAACCATGTAATATTAGAATCTCTTACATAAGCTGACTTTGGGTCTATTCCTTTTTTCTTTAATCCCTCAATAGTAAGATCATTTACGCCTGTAGAATATTCATCTGATTTGTGTTGCCAACCACCTGTAGTAGCAATTGAAACTTCTTTTCCGTATGCTTTTTCTTGCTCATGCATTTTTGCAATGCCGGCTTCGACTATAGCATCACATATTTCTGGTTTAATAGCAGATTCAAAATACCAATAGTCATAATCTAGTATCACTTGAACAGGGCTCCGTGTATGTGTCCAATTATTATTTTCTTTTCACCTTTTGTAACCTTATTAATTTTGTAAGGAGTAAAAGAAGGAAATATAAGAATTTTTCCTTTTTCGTTTGTGTTATGTTCGCTAGTATCTGTATTTAAAAATTCAATATCGCCGCCTTCGTAGTCTTTTTGATCTGAAAGATTTATTATCCAAGTAATTTTTCTAGTTGGTGCTAGAATATTAATGTCAATATGCCAATCATAGTAACAATCCTCTGTATATTTGTAAATTTGTGGGAAGTCTTGATCAATAATACCTAAAAGATCAAAATTGTATATTTGATCGTTAGCTGCTTTTGTAACATCTCTAATCTTCTCAAAAGGAAATCCATTAACATCTCCTCTTAATTTTTGTCTAAATCCTTGATGTAAGTTAGAATCACCATGTACCTTGATAGGCATCCATAATTCTTCTATTGTATTTTCCCCAATTAATTCACAATCTTCTGTAGAAAAAATGTTACTGAAGTTTACTGAAGTTATTTGAAGTGACGGCTCATTTGATATTGGTGTATCCTGTTCTTGCCTTTGTTCTGCAAGATCTGTAAATCCACCGCTTAAATTTGTTTCATTCATGTTTTTCCTCCAACTGAAGCATACTTACTTATCATAGTAGTTAATGGTTAGAAAAAATTTCTGAGTCGTATTTGTTGTCTACAACTAGGTGCTATGTTAAATATACTATATTAGGATGGAACAATGTCTTTACCAGAAAAAATTCAATATACACCCATAATTTTGACCGAAGAAGAAAGGGCAATTATTGAAAACGACATTCTTGGTTACTATTTTCCATGGTACTATATTAGCAAACAAACTACATATATCTATCAAGATGTTGTTCCTAAAGAAATTAGAGACGGTGAATATGTAAACGGTCCGTTTTTAAGCCATTCTCTTCTAAGAAGAACCGAAGAAGAACATATTAAACATACACAACGACCTATGGATCATTATAGTGAAGGATATTATGAATTTTTTATAGGAATTTTTCATAGATGGATGCAGGCTAACAACCTAAAATATTCTAATATATTTAGAGCAAATTTAAATTGTAACTGGTATAATGGTGATGATGCTGTAACAGTTCCTCATGAAGATCACACATGGCCTCATTACAATTGGCTGTTATATTTGACTGACAATCCTGGAGCGCCAACACTTATTTGGCATGACGACAAGTGGTTAGAATTACCTGCAGAAAAATTTATGGTTTCAAACTTTGAAGGATGCTATCATGCACACAAATACCCTAAAGTGGGCGAAAGAAGAGTAGTGGTAGTAATAACATATGTCTAATACAATTTTTAATTCTATAGACCAAACAGTTGTAATGCATATGCAAAAAGAAATATCTGAAGATATGTGCAAATCTATCAGTAAGCAAATTCTAGACTATAAATTGTCTGATACAAAAAACACAGATGAAAAAATGTTAAAAAATAGCAACTTTGGTTGTTGGCGAGGTAAGCCTCATTTACACAGCGGCTTTGATCAGGAAACAGAACAATATCTAATGAATAAAATATTAGAGGTTTCTAATCTGTATATGCAGTCTTTGCCCAGACCAATAAATTTAAACATGCAAAACATACAAATTACCAAACAGTGGAATGTTAACGCTTGGTTTAATGTAAATAACAAAGGTGCAGAAAACAGAGAACACGCCCATACTAGTAATCTTAATTTAGTTAGTGGAGTTTTTTACTTTCAAGGCACAGGAACAGGTTTTATAGAATTTATACCACAGCATTATGTATATAGGACTACACATGTTGCTTGGCCTTATCATGGAACATCATATTACGAACCTAATGATGGAGACATTTTATTGTTTCCTAGTTATTTGATACACAAAGTACATAATAATCCTATTGATAGACAAAGAATTAATATGGCATTTAATGCTGGACTTGCTTTAGAGGAATTTTAATGAAAATTGTAATTGTAGGTGGTGGCACAGCAGGATGGATAACTGCGTTAATAGCAAGTGCTAGACACCCTAATCATGAAATTGTGGTTATTGAAAGTAGTAAGATAGGTGTAGTTGGTGTTGGTGAAAGCACCACTGGACATTTTACAGACGTTCTTATAAATTGGGCTACTAATTACGGATGTAACCAACATGATTTTATTGTAGAAACAGGTGCTACACTAAAATATGCGATCAAGCACAAGGGTTGGACCAATAATATTGATGATTACTATATAGGACCCATAGATGGTACGCATACAACTAGTGCCATTCCGGATTGTTTGTTTAATTACGGGTTGGATAAGCTAAAAAGACCAGAGCTGTTAAATCTTTCAAGATGCGGATATTGGATCTATCATGAACTAAGCAATTTTAACAAGTTTAAAAAAGAATTTATAGACTCACATCATGCTTATCACATAGACGCACATCTTGCAGGTCAATATTTTAAGAAAATTACTCTACGAAGGCTGAACACAAAACATATAGATTCTGAAGTTTTAGATGTAAAATTAAATGAACATGGTTTTGTGAAAAATTTACTACTTTCTAACCAGGAGACAGTAGACGGAGATTTCTTTATTGATTGTTCCGGATTTAACAGAGTAATAATGAAACATTTACCAAGTAAATGGATCAGTTTTAAAGACAATCTACCTCTAAATACAGGACTACCATTCCATTTGAAATACAAAAAGGGTGAAGTTCCTGAACCTTATACAACTGCCTGGGCTCAAAAAGCAGGATGGATGTGGCAAATTCCTTTAATGGATAGGAAAGGATGCGGTTATGTATATTGTGATGCCTATACAACTCCAGAAAAAGCCCAAGAAGAAATAGAAACAATACTAGGTCAAGAAATTGATCCTATCAGAGTTATAAAATTTGATTCAGGAAGGCAAGAATCTGCATGGATTAAAAATTGTGTTACAATAGGACTTAGCAGTGCGTTTTTGGAACCACTAGAAGCTACAAGTATTCACTCAACTATTGTTCAAGCAAATAATTTATTCATGGAATATGTTAAACCAACATTTGAAGAAACTGTTAATGAAGGTAGCATGGCAATTTATAATAAAAGAACTAGAAAGTTATATGACGATATTAAAGATTTCTTGGTTCTTCATTACATGGGGGGCAGAGATGATAGCGATTTTTGGAAATATATTAAAACAGGGGTTACTAAAACAGAATTTGTCAAAGAATTGTTAGAAATGGCTAAAACAAAGACTCCTACATTTAATGATTTCCCACATTATCAAGGCAGTGCAGGATGGCCATTATACAGTTATGTTATGGAAGGTATCAATGTTTTGAACAAAGACATTTCGGCTAACGAAATTGATTTTGACATGAAAGAAGGTAATCTTTATGAGCTCACACAACAGAGCTATTATGAATTGCAAAATCAATGGGCTGACGAAAGCAAGTATAACTTTACATACAAAGAATTTATTGATTATTTTAGGAATTTAAGAAATATATGAACATTGTTATTGTCGGAGGCGGGACAAGTGGTTGGACAACTGCCTTAATTTTAGCAAATGAGCATCCGCAACACCATTTCACAGTTATCGAATCAAGTAAAATTGGAATAATTGGTGTTGGAGAGAGTACAACTGGTTACTTTACAAATCTATTTGATGGTAGATATGGATTACATCTAAAAGAGTTTATGTTAGCAACTAACGCTACTCCTAAGTATGCAATCAAACATCAAAATTGGTCCAATAATGTTACTGATTACTATGTTGCACCTATTGACGGAAGTTACACTAGTGGACTTGACCAAGATTTGTTTTTCTCCTGGGGTATAAACTTTCTTGAAAGGAAAGAATTACCAACTGTTAGTAGACTAGGTAATTTTTTGCAAAAAGGTTATACATTTTTCCATAAACAAGACAAAGATTTTATAGATTTTAATTTTGCTCTGCATATTGATGGACAGAAAACAAGTCAATATCTAAAAACACATGTGTTAAAATTACAAAATGTAGACTTAATAGACACAGAAGTAACTAAAGTAATATTAGATGAAAAAGGTTTTATAAAAAGTCTTGATTTAGCGAACGATAACAATTTAAAAGGTGATTTTTTTATAGACTGTAGTGGATTTAAAAAGTTTCTTATAGGAGAATTAGAAAAAGATAACTGGATCAGTTATAAAAAATATTTGCCTGTAGATACTGCAATACCATTTTTTACCTATTATGAAGAAAACGAAATTCCAGAAATGTATACAACAGCCTGGGCACAAAACAACGGATGGGTATGGCGAGGTCCACTAGCTCACAGAAGAGGAAACGGATATGTGTTTAGTAGTGATTTTTCTACTGTAGATGATGCTATAACCGAAGTTGAAAAGGTATACGGTCACAAAATAGAACCTATTAAAATTGTAAAGTTTGATGCTGGTAGATTAAAACAATCTTGGATTAAGAATTGTTTTGCAAATGGATTAAGTAGTCAATTTTTAGAGCCGATGGAAGCTACAGCTATCCATCATACTGTAGTTCAAACACAAATATTAAGCAAACAATTTTTAAAAAATACATTAGTAGACACTTGTAACGAACACTCGCAAAAAATCTATAATGAAACTAACGCAAAAGCGGTTGACGATTATATGAATTTCTTGAATATTCATTACATGGGTGGTAGAACTGATACTGATTTTTGGAAATATATAAAAAATGAATGCTGTACAGAATTTAACAAAACTTTAATTGAAAGCGCAAAGTCAAGAATTCCTAGCAGATATGATTTTCCTACCTATTACGGTAGCGGTGGCGGTCCTTTGTACAGTCATGTTATGTATGGACTAGGTTTACTAGATAAAGATGTTGCATTTTATGATATTAATAGAACATATGAAATGCAAGACATAAAAAACAATCTATTAGACTTACAAGATGAATGGATCAACTACATGTCATATTGTATGACTAGCGAAGAATTTCATAATTACAGATTAAAAATTAAAACTCAGTGATATTCTTCCATCACTTTCATCTTCAGTAATGTTTTGTTCTACATAATGACTGACATGGCTAGGAAAAAGCACTAGCATTCCTTCAACTGGTATAAACCAATGTGAATTATTAGTTTCAGTATTATCTACAATTAAATCATTTGTAGCGTAAATGCTTTGTATATTGTGCATACGATCGTATTCGTTGGTACTACGATTAAAAACTATCCTACCACTATCTTTAGGAACTTTTATATAATAAACACCACTTACAAGAGCATTTGCATGAATGTGTTCTCTATTATATGTGTATTTTGGATTTAGATTATACCAATAGCTAAAACTGTTAATATCGTGAGGTACTTTCCATCCGTTTAGTATTGTGCTAACTGACGGTTTGATAAAATTATCAAATAATTTTGCTGTTTCTTCATGATCATAAGGTAAAGGGTAAATATCATTAGTTTGAAATCCGCCAGCATTGCTTCTTTGCCGGCGTACATTTGGAACATTTTTATCAAGATGATACACATGCTCAGTTATTTTGCTGTTGTCAATGTCATTTACATAAGTAACATATGCAGATGTGACAAACATAGGATGGTATTCTAAATGTATGTTCATGCAGATATTTATTGTTAGCCTTATATGGATGGAAAAAAATTGAACAAGTTAGAAAAAATATCAGTAGTTGGTGGCGGAACAGCAGGATTAGTTGCTGCACTTATACTTAAAACAAGATTTCCTAGCAAAAAAATAAATTTAATTAGATCAGAAAAAATAGGTATCATAGGTGTAGGTGAAGGTTCTACTGAACATTGGAACGAATTCATGAATTATATAGGTTTAACATGGCGTGATATCATTAATAACTGTGATGCTACACTAAAATCTGGTATTATGTTTAAAGGTTGGCACGATAAAGATTACTTACATAGTATTGGGCCTGAACACGAAATACTAAATGGCCAATATAGAATGTATTATGGTAAAGTAATAGCTCATAATAAATCTAACAAAGAACTTAACCCAATTTTTACTTGGGAAAACAAAGTTGATAGCTGGCACTTAGAAGAAGGGAATAGTAGTCCTTACAATCAGTACCATTTTAACACACAAAAATTAAATGATTACCTTAGTTTTGTAGCTCAAAGCAGAGGAATAGATTTTATCGACGATGAAGTGAATGATATTATATTAAACGAGCACGGGGATATAGATTATCTTATAGGAGAAAAACAAAATCACAAAGCAGATTTCTTTATAGATTGCACCGGATTTAAAAAACTTCTTATTAGCAAACTTGGAGCTAAATGGAATTCCTACAGTCAATTTCTTAAAATGAAATCAGCAATAGTTTTTCCTATCCAAGATTCACAAGAAATAAATTTGTGGACAACTGCCCAAGCAATGGATTATGGTTGGATGTTTAAAATACCTGTTTGGGATAGAAGTGGCAATGGTTATATTTTTGACAGCGATTATATAAATGCTGATCAAGCTAAAGATGAGGTAGAAAAGTTTTTAGGACACGAAATAAATGTAGCAAAACATATAAATTTTGATCCAGGCGCTCTTGATCGTGTATGGATTAAAAATTGTTGTGCTGTTGGGCTAAGTGCAAGTTTCGTAGAACCATTAGAAGCAACAAGTATAGGTACAAGTATTAATCAAACTTTTTTACTGATGCACAAATTACCTAATTACACTCAAAAAAGTATAGACACTTACAATAGAATGGTGGAAACTATTTTGTTAAACATAAGAGATTTTGTTTTATTACACTATGTTACCAATAAAGAACATACAAATTTTTGGAAAGATGTAAAAAATACAAAATTACCTGATGATTTAAAAGAAAATATTCAACATTGGAAGCATAATTTGCCAATATTAGAAGATTTTATAGAAACAGGTAGTTATGCATTATTTAAAGATCCGCACTTTATACAAGTGTTAGCTGGTTTAGAAATATTTGATAGAAATAGTTTGTTAAAAGAATATGACCAATTTGGTCCAGTAGTAAAAAAACTTGCAGATAAGGCTGAATCAGAAAGACAAGTAATGTTATTAAACAAAAAACCAATCGGCCATAAAGAATTTATTAGTAGATTACGGACTGAAAAATAGTACTTGGTTAAGTCTAAACTGTGTAAAATAATCATCATTTTCCACAGCCATGCCATGTAGGAAATACCCTGCATCAAAAAGCACAACTCTGTTAAACACACCTTCTAAAGTCTTAATAACTTTATATTTTTTTGCAGGGCGCCATGGTTGATAATGTTCTGGACCTTCATATGTATCGTCTTCTAGTTGCTCGTACAAGTTAGTTCCCTGTTTTGTATTAGGATTTAGATAAATTATACCTATATATCCTTCAAAATCAATATGCGGTAACCAAAAGTTATTTTTATAATCATTAAATTCTATGTCTAAAAATTTAGTGCAATTAGTTACTACAATATCTCTGTTAATACCTACATAATGTTGACCGCAAATATTAGCTAAAGTATCACCTACTACTTCTACATTACTATCTTTAAACGCATGTCTATAGTCTAAAAAATGCACACTATTATAACTAGGTGTATCATGTTCTTTCCAAAGTTTTGGTTGTTCTACCGTAAGCAGAAAAGAAACTAATTCGTCAGGATATTCATAGAAATTATCTATGTAAATAATTTTACTGTTGTCAAAAATTTCTTCTCTGACAGTAAAATTTTTTGATATTTCAAATTTGTTTACCATTAACCAAAATTGACCGCAATACTTATTCTCGGTGTTTCATTATTGCAAGGTTCGACCATATGTCTTAGATAAGATCTAAAAATTAACAAAGAACCTTCTTCAGCTGGATAGCCTATTCTTGTAAAACTTAAAGGATTTTTTTCTTGTATGTTTTTTACCTGTAACATATCCGGTTCTTTGGGATCTTCAAAAATTAATTTACCTGAACCTTCTGGAGCTGCTACCCAATATACACAACTGAATATAGCATTATTATGTGTATGAAATTCTTGAAATGTACCTTTTTCATTTATGTTTAACCAGGCGCCTGTGATACTATATTTTGCAGTTGATCCGTGCATTCTTGCAAAGTTGTGAGTGTGGTCAGAAATGCATCCTAATAAGTGATCAAACTTTGCATCGTTTGTTAGATCTAAAGTATCGTGTGTATTATAAGTTTCTCCATACCATTCACTTCCTCCATTTGGTACAGTTTCTCTTAATTTGATACTGTGATCAAACAGTTCTTTGTTTTGCTTGCTGGTTAATATATTTGTATCCTTGTAGATTGCTACAGGAAACCACATTTCAACTTTTGGCGCCATTATCATCTCGCATTGTTCTAACAGTTTTTACTACGTCATCTATATCTGCCCAAATATTGTAAGAAACAGATATTCTATCTTCTGTTGATTCATTTCGTTCCACACTATGTTGTAACCAAGATTCAAACATTATCATTTCTCCAACTTTAGGTTCATATTCAATATAATCATAATTGTATTGATTTTCTCCTGTGCGAATTCTTTCAAAATATACATCGCTTGCTCTTCTTGGTTCTAAAGGATTATGAAATTTTAAATTTCCACTTTTTTCTGGTACTTGAAGATAGAATACTCCGCTAACACAGGCTCCGTAATGATCATGTCTATTAAATAATGATCCAGGTTGATTAAGTTGTAACCAACTAGTAATTTCAATATAACAATTAGGATTAAAACCTCTTAATTCCAGAAAACCTCTAACATGGTTATTAATTTCTTCTAAAATTGGAATAGCGTTAATACTACCTAGAAAATTTTTGTTATCGTGATAGTAAGTTGTTAACAATTCGTTTGTATGGTCTTTAGCACCAGGCATTTTGTTTTTTATGTAATCTCTTACTTTAAGATCTGTATCTGCTACAGCATCTTTGGATAATTCTAAAGTAACTATAGGAATAGGAAATGCATGATCTATTTTCATTTTTCCACCGTATTCACATTAAATATGACCCTGCGTTTAGCATTTACAGGATTACTTGCTGTATGATACTGTAATCCATTAATTATTAAAAGTCTATTAGCTTTTGGATCTACTGTTGTTTTAACTGTAAAAGTATCATAACTTATACCTAAATTATGTCCTTTAGGAGTTGGTGTAAATTTTTCATTGAAAATTCTTGTAGGACCGTCACTGTCATTAATATAGTATATCAACGAAAGATGTGGTACAAAATAATCAACATGGGGTAAATTATAATTTTCTTTTGTATATCCTATTTTAGGATGTTTGATGCTTGCTCTAGATCTAATAATATCATCTCTAGTTATACCTAGTTTGTTTTCTAGTTGATTGTTAAAGTCATCTAGTTTAGTATATGTCAGAGATTCTGTGTTCCATTCTCTATCAAAAAATAAATGAGCGTATCCATCTGTTTCAACTGCTTCTGGATTTTTTATATTGTTATCTATAGGGTCTAAAGACACATGTTCTATATAAAACCAAGGAAAATCGCTTGATAGTACCCAGTCTTGCAATTTTGCAAACTGCTGTTGTGGCATAAAATCGTCTATTACTTCAAATTCTATCATTTTACTCTACATTAAAATTTATAATGCACCTTAAATTGTCTTTGGGTTGTTGTGCTGTATGATAGTACTTACCATTAAATATAACTGCTCTTCCTTGTTTTGGAGTTACACGCATTACTACGTCTTCTACTTTATTTAAATAGGGTTGTTTTTCTTGCTGGAAGGTTTTACTTGTAATTAAAGTGTCTCCGTCCGCATCTAAAACATAATATAAGACTACAAGATGTTCATAATCAAGATCTATATGCAATAAATCTATTTCTTTATTATAGAATGTAGTGTTTAATGGAAATTGTAAAAAACTTCTACACTGTATTACATTATGAAATTTATATTGAGCAGCTTCTGCTCCTTTTTGTGCTACGGGAGCAACAATGTCGTAATATGGACAGTGAGTAGTGCTATTCCATCTAAAATTATGTATCAAGGCAGGAGCATTTATATCCACTCCGGCACTTGTAACATCCGGAATAAATCCCCATGGAAACTTAGTATCAAGCAAAGTTTCTTTCAATTCTTCCTGATAAGCTGGTGAAATCAAATTGTCTACAATAAGCATAGCAATATTTATAAGTACTCGTGTGCAAGGAAAAAATAAATGAAAGTATCTACAATCACGATTGTTGGAGGCGGAACTAGTGCCTGGCTCACAGCAGCTTATCTAAGCCACAATCAGCCTCATATAAAAATAACAGTTGTTGACAAGGAAGTTGGAACCCCTATCGGTGTTGGGGAAGCAACATTGCTCAGTTTTAGACCGTTTTTAGAAGAATCAGGCATGCCAATTGAAGAATGGTTTATGCCAATGGATTGCGCATACAAATCTGGTATTCTTTTTACTAATTGGCAAACTCCAGGTGAAGATATATGGCATCCTTTTTACAAAGGAGATAGAGATGTTACGGATGATTGGGGTGTTTGGGATTTTTGGTCTAATCATCAAGATTTAGATTTTAAAAAGTATGCTCTTGCTTTTTATGACAATAGCATATATCATAACAGTGTGCATCTTGATGAAATATCAAAGTATGCGGTTCATGTTGATTGTGGTAAAGTAGTTAGATATATAAAAAATCATTTACAGAATAAAATTACATTTATTAACAGTGATGTTATAGATGTTGACTATGAAAAAAATGTCGGTGTTAAAACTATAACTTTGAAAGATGGTAAAAAAATATCAAGTGATTTATTCATAGACTGTACTGGATTTAAAAATATATTGCGTAAACCTGATAATCGTGTTGATTTACAGAACAGATTATTTGTTAATACTGCTGTGGCAGGTCATGTACAGTATCAAGACAGACCAAATGAATTGACACCATATGTTAAATGTGATGCTGTTGATCACGGATGGGTTTGGAAAATTCCTGTACAAAGTCGCATCGGTAGTGGCATGTTGTTCAACAGAAACATTACAGACGTTGAAACAGCAAAAAAATATTTTACAAACTATTGGAATCAAAGAATAAATGAAAAAGATTTGAAAGTTATCAATTGGGATCCTTTTTATAATGAGGATCAATGGAAAGATAATGTAGTAAATGTTGGTCTAAGTGCAGGATTTATTGAACCACTAGAAAGCACTGGTATAGCATTAATGACATATGCAATTGGACAAATAAATGGTATTCTCAATGAAGGTTACTTTGATAAAAATCATGTAGACTATTTTAACATACAGATGAAAATTTTGTTTGAAAATTGTGTTGATTTTGTTAGTATGCACTATGCAAACAATACAAGGCAAACAGAATTTTGGCAACATGTAAGGGATAAATTTAAACCTAGTAAAGTTATGTTATCTTATTTAGAAGACTTAGAAAATCCTAATATAACTATTCCTATTACATCTAAGTATAATCATATGTTTTGTGGACCTAATTGGAGTATCTTTTTACAGCAATTAGGATATCCTATAGCAAAAAGAAATATAGGAATACCGCAAGAAGAATCTATGGAATATCTTGTAAAAAATTATATCGAGTATGAAAAGTATAGACATTTACAAGGAAGGCATCACAGTACAGAATTAGATAGATTAAAAGAAATAAAAAAGCATGGAATTAATTAATTGGTCTTTTATAACAAGCAGTGAGTGGGACATTGATCATCCTAGCTGTCTAAAAGATCTTTTAGACAATAGCGATGTTTTAGTGCCTCTTCAAAAGAAATATGTACATGAAAGAAAAGGTAACATTGTTCTTAAATGTCCTGCACATACTGATTTTCTAAAAAATATTTTTGTATTTCATGCACCATATGATCTTACTATAGACATTGATGTAAATCCAAATACAAATGATGTAAAAATTATTTGTCCAAATCTTACACAAGAACAATTTGATTGTTTAATTGATACTAGATTTTTGTTTGATGATCAAAGAGGAAAAAATCCTAATCCCATGATAGGTATAGATTGGTTGAATATTTTTCAAGCAAATTCTAGCACAATAATGCAAATGTTACCTGCATTTTTACATAATAATGAATTTATTCAAAAAACTACTCTAATGCCCGGCGAATATGATATTTCAAAATGGACAAGACCTGCAGAAATAGTGTTTGAATGTAAAAATCAAAAGGACAGTATACATATAAAGAAAGGCGATGCAATAGCATATTTTAAATTTTATTGTAATGATAGTGTAAAATTACATAAACAAAAGACTCCCTGGGAAGAAATAAAATTGTGTAATACAATTAGAAATGAAAACACTTTCCGCCCATTGAAAGAAAGATATGAGAAACTTGCAGAAATAAAAGGGTGTCCTTATGACCACTAATGTAAAAAAAATTATTATTGTAGGTGGAGGAAGTGCCGGATGGATGACAGCAGCTACGCTGGCGTCTCAACTAAAATCTGTAGAAATTAAAGTTGTGGAAAGTCCTAACATTCCCACAGTTGGTGTTGGAGAAAGCACAGTGGGAGGAGTTCGAGCTTGGCTAAGAATGGTAGGTATTCAAGATCACGACTTTGTCAAACACACAGATGCAAGTTACAAACTTGCTATTAAGTTTAACAATTTTTACACAAAAGATAGTGGTTCGTGGTACTATCCTTTTGGCGAGCCTGTATTTGAAAACTGTATTCACAAAAGAGATGATTGGTTTATAAAAAAGACACTATATCCAGATACTCCTAGCAGTGATTATGTAGACTGTTATTATCCGCAAATGGCTCTTGTAAACAATAATAAAATGGTTGTGGACCATGTAGATCTAAAAGGTTTTAATTTTTACAATGATACTGCTTTTCATTTTGATGCAGCAAAATTAGGTATATGGTTGCGTGATACATTTTGTAAAAATCTAGGAGTAGAGCACATTTCAGCAGAAGTAGTAGAATGTTTACAAAATCACAACGGAATACAAAAAATAATACTAGATAACAATACTGAACATACAGCAGATTTGTTTGTTGATTGTACAGGATTTTCAAGTTTGCTTTTAGGTAAAACACTTGACGTTCCATTTAATAGTTATGAACATATATTGCCTAATAATCGTGCTTGGGCTACTCGTGTGCAATATACCGATAAAGAAACACAACTAGATAGTGTAACAGACTGTACTGCATTAGATAATGGTTGGGTGTGGAATATTCCCTTATGGAGCAGAATAGGCACAGGTTATGTTTATAGTGATAAATTTATAAATCCGGAAGATGCTAAAAAAGATTTCATTGCTCATTTACAGAATAAAGGTTATAGCACAGATAACTGCGAATTCAAAGATATTAAAATGAGGGTAGGTATACATGAAAAGCTCTGGGTTAAGAATGTAGTAGCAATCGGACTCAGTGCAGCATTTATAGAACCTTTAGAAAGCACAGGACTACTTACTACTCACGATTTTGCTACAAATCTTGTAAGAATATTATCTAGAGGTAACAACTACAGTCAATGGGATAGAGATGAATTTAATCTAGTATGCGAAGATACTTTTAATTATTGGGCTAGTTTTGTAAGTATGCACTATGCACTTAGTCATAGAAATGACAGTGCATATTGGCGTGCTGCTACTGAAAAAAGCTATACTAATTTGTTACCTAAATTAAGCAATGTACAAACTCAAGGATTGTATTTCCAATCTATATATCAAAAGAATTTTGTTGATTTTTTACAAGATGACGATGGCGTAAATTGTTTAGCAGCAGGAATGAATTGGAATGCAAATGATGTTACTGTGCTTAATAAAATTTTTCCTAAGCATATAGATAAAAAACAAGAATTTTCTAAAATGATAGATAATTTAGAATTGAGAAAACAAAAATGGAACATTGCTGTGCAATCTGTTCCATCTTTAAATCAATTTTTATTTGAAAACTTTTACAAAGATTAGTATCTTACAATAACAACGCCATTACCGCCTGGGTATCCCCATTGGCCGCCACCGCCGCCTCCACCAGTGTGTGATCCGCCTGCGCCGCCTCTGGCTGTTGGAAATCCATCTTGGCCTGTATTAAGACTTTGTCCGCCGCCTTGGCCAATCTTTCTTGGTCCACCATAAGGTCCGCTGTGATGGAAACTACCTCCTCCACCACCGCCAATGCCTCCAGCATTGCCATTAACATTCCAACCTAGGTGTCCGCCTCCTGCGCCGCCTCCACCAAAATAGAGTGTTCCTCCTAGTAGATCTGTAGCACGACCTGGTCCGCCTGCTATTTGGTTTCCACGGAAACTGCCACGGTAGTTTTGACGACCGTCAGGTGCACTAGCACCACCGCCACCAGCGCCACCACCACCGCCACCTTGGTGACTGTTTTCGCCATTAACATTAAATCGTACTCCGCTACCTCCTGGATAGCCTTGACCGTCTGTGCCACGACCTCCTAAGTGTCTACGACGACTACCATCGGCATCACTGTTTGATCCACCACCGCCGGATCCTCCTGAACGTCCTGAACTGTGTCCATTATCATAACCTTGTGGATTTGAGCCTCTCCAAGATCCACCTCCACCACCGCCTTGAGCAGTTATAGTTGAAAATACTGAGTTGCCACCATTTTGTCCTGCAATCGTAGGTGATCCTCCTCCGCCGTTTCCTCCACGGCCTTCTGCACCTACTGTAACATTATAACCACTGCCTGCGCTTACTGGAAAACTTCTATTAAACACAACACCGCCGGCACCACCAGCGCCTGACCAGTCATATCCACTAGCTCCGCCACCGCCGACTACAAGTACCTGAACATTACCACTAAATGCAGGA